TTTTCATTCCTCATCCTCGCTTTCCGCATCTGCTTCTATGATTGTTTCTGTGTCATCCAACGCTTCATAAAAATCATAATCGTTAGCATGGTATGAATCCCATAAAACATCTGCATCAATCAATCTTCCGTGTCCTTTTGGAAGTGGTGTGCCTTTTCTGACCCTGTTATAAAGCATTTCAGTGATCTGATAATCTGTACGCCCTCTATGCTCTTTTATCCATTGATATTTTTCCTTGGGTATTTTAATTACTATGTGCATTCCTTATCCTCACTTTCTGCCTTATTAGGATTAAACCATTCATTCGGATATAACCCATAGTTCATGACACAAATTCCTCTTGTTCCTAGATAAAAGTGAAACGGACAACCCTCGCAACATTCATCAAGATTATCTCGGTCTGAACAATACTCTTTAAGTGCTTTTGCGTGTTCTATTGCTTGTTCGTCTGTCATGTTTCTGTATCTCCTATATGCTCACTTTACAACTTCATCAATCCCACATACTGACCGTAACTCATTCCGTGTTCTCTAGCCTCAATAGCCAAACGGACAAGTTCAGAATTTGGCTTTTTATTCTTTTTCTGTGATTTCTGCTCCCTGTTCCTTCGCTGATTTTCTGCGTTGCCAATCTTGCGGCACTCCGCAGAGCAATAAATGTTTTTTCGGTCTGCGGTTTTAAATTTCTTTCCGCAGATTAAACAAAATCTTGTGGTCATTTCTGTTCCCCCTTATTCAATCGTTTGTGCAACTCTCTTTTTCGTTCGGAATGTATAAATTCCATTTCGTTAATGTAAGCAATCAAGAAATCCGTTGCCTTGCTTTTCGTGTCCTTGTTCAACTTGTCCATATCCTCAACAAAGCTCGTCCACCGCTTGTTCATGGCCTGGTCTTCAACGTCTTTTAAGTCCGTCAAATCTTCGTAGCGTTCCGTAATCTGCATTAAGTGCTTTAGGATGTAAAGCATTTGTTCATTTTTAATCATCAAAGGGATTTATCTCTCCTTCCTCATCCGGCGTTGAAAGCAAATCGGAATAGTCATTCCATCCGTAGACAATGCTTTCAGCCTTGTAGTTTTTTAATCTCTTGCTCTCGGTTTCGTAGTACAAATCCACAAAGACATCACACGTTCCATGCTCTCGGTCTTTTGCAATCTCGATAACATTCGTGACAGTTGATCCGTCTTTAATCATCCACTCTGCGCCTGCTGCCTTAAGAATTTCCTCGGATTTTGTTTTAAAGTCGGCATTGTTTCGGTGAATAATAAAGGCGTTGTCGATAATATTCACGATGTTATTACTTCCGCTCACATCCTCTAGCCGGAGAAATCCCATTGACTTGCGAGGATGAGCAACCAAGATTACATGGGAATTACATATCTGTGCGATTTTCTTCAGCTCCCACATAAATTTCGTCTGTGCATCATACTCGTTCCCACGATTAAGTTCCTGGACATCCAACGCCATAAGGTTATCGATCACGATCAAATCCGCTTTCGTTTCTACGCATTTCTTTCGGATGTTCTCAAGAAGGAATTGCGGTTTGTTCGGTTTCACATTGTTGTATAGCCAAAGACGATTGCCAAGCCACTTTGCGATTTTCTTTTTGATAGCATCCTCGACATAGTAACTGTTTTCGTACTTTGCCGATTGCTTGACATAGCCTTTGCCAGCGGCTTGTAAGTACATCCAATTCATAAAGGATTTATCCGAAAGTTCGCCCGAGTAAGCAATGACCGTGTTGCCACTTTCGATGGCGTTCAACATGATTTCACTCAAAATGGTGGATTTCGCCGATGCTCTCAATCCCGAGATAATACTCAATCTTCCTTTTTCCAATCCGCACAAAGCCTTGTCGATTTTGTTAATGCCTGTACGAATGTACTCGGGATCGGGTTCAACTCGTTCCAAAATCATTTCAGCGGTCTGAAAAATCGGCTTATCATCTTCGACATATGCCGGGATTTCCGACTTTGCTTTATCTCGGTTATGTTGCGCCCAACCTTCCTCAATCCGTCTGTCATTGTCGGTATACTCGTAGGCATTCGGCTCGAATTTCAAGCGCAAGTCTTTCCAATGGTAGTTTTGGCAATGATTATGCAAGCACTTAAAACCTATCGCTCCGCTTGCCGATTTCGTTACCATCGAATCAGGTGCTCTGTGGCTAGGATCGAACGGACACTCATCAAGAATGTATTTCGTGCCGCCGTTCCATGCTTTTGCGGTATATTGCAATCCGTGCTTTGACATCCATTCTTCAATGTCGAAATCTTGCGGAGAAAATCCATTGTAGGCCATCGGCTTAATCGGCTCATCAGGCAATTCGGATGCGAGTTTTTCAAGAAAAGCCTTATCGGTGATTTTGCAATCCTTAATTTCTCCAATGATCCTACTCATTCTATGCGGCCGCTCGGAAGTGTTCGCTCCCTTTTGTGCCATCGTGCCATAGAGCTTACAAATTCGGCTTGGATTAAAGTTTGCAGTATCGACCTTTATTTCATCGGTATCAAACATCATGGATAATGCGCCAAGACACCGCTTAATCAATTCCTCATTTTCCTTCGTCTGCTTTAGGCTTATCCGATAAAGAAGATGTGCACCGTTACCGCTTACCGCCTTAACAGGCTCTTCGAATCCGTACCCTTTCATAAAGGTAAGAATTCGCTTTGCAAGGCTAAACGATTTTTTTAATTCCTCGTCATTACTTGAAATGCCCGAAGGCCTTTCAGGATCTAAATCGACAAAAAGCCACTTGTAACCGCTTACCTCTGAATCGTTTGTGCTATTTGCTCCGGCGACAAAATGATTGCTCTGCTGCCGAGAAAACAATGCAGAATTGACTTGTTGCAAGGTGATATAGACATTCGCACCACGCAAGTCATAACTCTTAAATGCTTCGATTAAATCATCTGCATTCTTGAAATATCCGCTTGCGGTTTTTCTTCGCTTGTCGCCCGGAACAATCCTTACTTCAAACAATTCACCATCAGGATGCAACTGTTCGATTGTTCTTCTCAATTCTTTCTCGTCTATCATTATTGCCATTCACCGCCTTCTGTCGGTGGCTCGATCGGGAGCGGGGCGGGTTTTCTTTCTTTACATTCTTTTACATTCTTTTTAATTTTTTTACATTCTTTGTTTGTGTCCATAGTGTTGTCCACTCTGTTGTCCACTCTGTTGTCCACTCTGTTGTCCACTCTGTTGTCCACTCTGTTGTCCACCCCTTGAGAATTAAAACCCTTGAAAGCCTGATATTTACTGTAATTGCAGACGGTTAAAAGTGTGGACGATTTCGTTGTATCAAAGTAAATCATTCCGGCGTTTTTCCAAATCATTAACCACTTTTTTACAGTTTTTCTATCAACGCCCCAAGCCTCGGAAAGTTTCATTATGGATGTTAATTTTTGTCCTCTGCGGATCGTTATAACTTGCCCATTGAATAACTTTTCTTTGTCGCAATGGTTGACCATCAGCAAGACATATATCCAGGCAGATCGAATGTCATACTTCTGCCCATTATCCCAACATGGATTGTCAAGAAGTTTGCGGTGCAGCAGAATATATCCTTTTTGTTGTTCCATATTCTATCCCTCGCATTTTTCAATAATGGATCGCATCCATCCTCTGCCCCATTTCTTATATGCAATAATGTGGTTACCATCATATTTGGCATAGTCGAAACAACTTATTCCGCAATCTTCCAATTCCGCCATGGCTTCTTCGTCATGCTCGGGAATTTTAATGTTTGTCTTATCTTTCATGTTGCTCTCCTAAAATCTTGGTGATAACGTATCCGGTGTCCTCTTTATCGCAAAAGACAAACTCCACTCCGTATTTTTCTCGCATCGTAATCATTGACGCATATAGCGCTCTGCCTGTTGTCGCTCTCGGATATTTCGGCTTCTTCATCGGCTTTCCGTCTATGACTACCCAATCCGTAATGTCTAATCTCGGATTATGCCAAAAGTAGACATCCGACAGATTTTCAATGCCTTCTCCGTTCTCGCAAAGAATAATGATTTTGATTCCCTTTTCCTGTGCCCTGACTAACTCGGCCTTGAATCTTTCGTGTTGCTGGGTAATGTTTCCGCAAAGCTCCAATAGGTCTTTTTTGCGGTCAATAACTAATCGCGGATTGTCTATGTTCATATAGTCACCAACCCATAGCTTGGAGCGGATATACTCCACTCCAAGGCTATCGAATTGGCTTCGGATACGTTCCCATTCCTTCTTATGTTCCCTCGTATCGCATTGCACTATCATTTAAAACGGAATCTCCTCTGCATCGGTGTCCGGCGTACTCAAGAACGCATCCAAGTTCTCGGCCTTCGTGTCATTCTGCATCTTGCTCAAATATTTCGCATCCGGCACCGTTGCGGAATCTGCTCGTGCATCCTCGCAAAACCAACGGAGCTTGTGGCGCATCTTGATTTCTCCGTTGTATTCTTCCTCGACTTCACCGAAAACACCGCCGATTTTCTTACCCTTAAACTGATCGCAAAATTTAGCACCCCACGAAACCTCGCAATTATTGCTCCGCTCGAAAGCCGTAATGAACGACTTGAAACTTCGCGAGGTCTTTCCATCGTTCCCGATGGTCACAATATACTGCGTTCCATTGTTCGGCCACTTCTTCTCCGGCCGAATATCTTTATCAAATAACTCGGAAAAGTAATTCGGCTGCTTGTCGTTCTTTGCGAAGTCAAAAGCGACCACGATCATCGGCTTACCGCTCTTGCTCTCCTGTTCCTTGACACCCTTAATGACAATATGGTGTCCACCAAGTTCAACCGGGATAAAATCTCCCCCTGCCTGTACTTCATCATATCCATTCGGTTTCTGCATAACTTTAATCTCCTTTGCTTTCTTTTTTTGTTGTTTTCTTTGTATCATTAAGTCCGTAATATTCACGGATCGTGGTATCAACAAACTTTAAATCGTTGTCAATTCTCGGCTCGAACATTTCCATCGGTGTCTTTGCAGAATTGCTACCATCGGAATTGGTAACGAAGTAATGCTCCGAGCCTTCGACCTGGCACAACAGGACAATCGAAAACAAACCTTCTACGGTCAACTGATTGTCGAGCATCTTGCCAAGCGTCTTTGCTTTAATCCGTCCATCATCCGCAATCTCGGTGTGATGAAGGAAATAAACAAATACATCGTCCGGCGTTCCCCTCACAACAAAATCAATCAAATTGCGGAAATTCAACGCCATGTTGGTAAACTTTCCGTAGCCTGTTTCCTGTGCATGGTCAAAACTTTCAAACGCCATAAGATACTGTGAATCGTCAATCACATAAATCTTGCGTTTCGGCTCGGACAAGCCTTTGCGGATCATTGCATAGGTTGCATTATTGACCATCGGCAACTTCTTGCGGAACGGAAGGGGCTTGCTTGCTACGTTGAAAATTCCAAGCTCGTCCGGCTCGAAATTACGAAGTGAGCTGCTCTTTCCGCTCCCTGATGCACCTAAAACTAAAATCGGTACTCCCATTTTTTTCTCTCCCTCCTCTATTTGATTTGAATATTGTTCTTGCTTTCCAAAGTACAACCGGCAACCTTCTGTCCGTCCTTTAACGCCTTTTTAATCATGGTTTTGTCGGGTGAATACTCCGTCTTTACCTTGATATATTCCTTTGGAATCTCGCCCTCATCCAAAATGTTTACGCTTTCCGACTTGCGCCATGAAATCTTGACGGATTTATCGTCTGCCTCGAAAGCATCTCCGTTCAAGCAGAATGCAAGATAATTCTTCAATGATTCCTTTCTGTGCTCGGCTCGTTTCTGTTTTTCCGCAAAAACTTCTTTCTGAACCTTATACGCCACAATGTCGGAATCAATGTTGAGCACTTCCTGTGCCAGCCATTTCGTGATACTCTCCTTGTCGGCCTTCAGCTCGTCGAGATAAGCCTTATCCATGATTTCCCCGGTATCGGTATCAACCGCATCCCCTTCAGGCGTGATAAAAAGCCGATCAAGCGCAATACACGTTTCAAACAATTTTGCCATGTGTTTTAATCCTCTCTTTCTTTGATTTCATAATTTGGTCTTAACCAACGAAACTCGTCTTTCTTTTTAAGGAAATTTGCAAAGTCCAAAAAAATGCCTCTTATGTTTCTTCCGTGAATCGGAAACTCTTTCTTACCGCCGGCCATGTCTACAACAACCCACTCGCCGCCATCTTCGGCACGCTTGTAGTGCATTCCTGAAATGCCATCGGGATTGTCCATCTGCATGACGTAAAACTCAAAAAGTGCCTCGATAAACTTTTCTTTCTTCTCTTTCATTCTTTTTCACCCCCTTTCAGTTCAATGTATTTCTTGCAACCCCCGGACATTTCTTTGGTTTTGTCGGTCTTGGTACAAAGTCCGTGATACGTTTCAAGGAATCTGCGGAAGTAAATGCACGATCCGCATTTTCCTTTATATGATGAACATTTCCGCATAATTCCTAACCCACTCCGTCAATCAGAACGACACAACAATAATCACCCCATGTCGAAATGAAATTGTTTATCTCGTCTTCGGGCATCCATATGTCAATGCACTTGCCCGCTTCGATCGTTCCGAGGCCTGTTGTTTCGTCTAGCGTTCCGTAGCCTGTGTCCTTGACTTCGTAGATACCAATTAGCGTTCCAGGTTTCCCATTTTCGGTTACCGTGAACACTAAAGCGGTCTTTCCGAGATATTCCGTAGACATGGCGCAAATGCCTTTTCGAACTTTCGTTCCATCAGCGGTGACACCCTCGTTGCAGTAGCAAGTCATTCGCATGACGGTGAAATCCTCATACGGAGTGACCATCTCTTTTTCGTCAGCTTCGGCTGTTATTGGGCAGAACAAAAGACACAAAGTGACCAAAAACAGTAGACAAGCCAAAACAAAAAGCGTTTGCAATTTCATTTCGCACCGCCTTCCGTGCCATATTTAAGGTCGGAATATAATTTTTTGTATCGGTCTTTGAGATATTTCATTTCTTTGTAATCCAGCTCCAATTCATGGATAATGAAAAACAGATGTGCAAAAATTCCGAAAAGGATTCCGACCATTAACAAAATCAATGATGGAATAAGTGACGGAGAATCTGCGCCCAACATTGCAAGTGCGATAGCAATGACGCATAATCCCCCAAAGATTCTTGAAAGAATTTGAGAAATCATAGTTAATTCCTTTCCCCTCTAGCATTCGATAAATCTCTGCTCTCCGCTGATGCCTGATTTGGTATACTAGCAACTTCTGTCATATATATGCCGTAGCGTCTTCTTTAAATTTTTTTGTATAGGTGGCTTGAATTATTGGGAAATAATCAGGCACCAACGGAAAACAGAGATAAAACAATAAGGTTACATTTTGACGAGTCTTAAAATCTGTTCCTCGTCCGTTCCTAAAATCTGAAACAACTTGACCATTTCCAAAAAGGTAAAGCCTGATGTTAACAGATGATTGCGGAACGTCTGCGGGGATAACCCCAACATTTTCGCCATGTCCTGATGAGTGATTTTCTGCTCGGTCAAAGCCATAAGGACATACGAGCGGAAATCCTTATCAAGATATTCGGGCTTTTTCAACATTACTCTTGGCATCTTTTCTTCCTCTCATTCAACTGTCATTCCAACGCCATAAACTAACAGTTCATATTTTCGGCAAAAAAAATCTCTGCAAGTCTTTCCGGCGTTAACTGATAGCGTGACGCAATGGTTGAAATCTCCCCTCGTGAAAATTCGCCTTTGTCATTGATTTTCTTTGACAAGGAAACCGAGGAAATACCTAGCGCATCCGCCAATTTCTCTTGGTTATCTCCATGTCGGAGCATTTCAACGCTTAACTCTGTTTTGTTCATTTTCAACCCTCCTTTCATTTATTTTCAACTCCTAGTTTAGGTTACTACAATATTTATAAACTTGCAATACATTTTTTATAAACTTTAAAGATTTTTTTTGTTTACTTAAAATAACGTGGTATACTATACGGACAAAAGAGATTTGTTAATAATAAAGAAGGGAGTGAAAAAAATGAAAATTGGTGAACGGATTATGGAAAAACGCATCGAAAATAACATGACCATGAAAGATCTGGGTGACCGTTTAGGCGTTTCGGCAGCAGCAGTTAATAAGTGGGAAAAAGGCATAGTTTCCAATATTGGAATTGAAACACTTTCGCATATTGCTAACGCTTTAGATTGCGATCTCAAATATTTAATCGATGATAGTATTGAAACCATGACCATTGAACGCATGGAAAATAATATGCTTAATTATGATGAGAAAACACTTAAACGTCTTATCACCTATGCCGAGTATTTGATATTAAGGATGGAAAAATCGGATGAAAATCGAGAAGCGAACAAAAAACTCATACAGAGTGCGAAAGAATATAAGCGGTAAAACCTACACACTTAATTTCGCCCACAAGCCCACTCAAGCAGAAATATTGCAAGGCTTTGCAGAAATCGCCGGAGATGAAGATGTTAAGAAAGACACCTTTTATTTTTATGCGACAGAATACATTGAGAGCAGAAAAAACGTGCTTTCCCCTTCGTCAATTCGTGGGTACTATTCGGTGCTTCGTAATATTTCCGATGATTTCAAAAACAAATACTTGTCGGCCATCACGCAAAACGATATACAAAAGGAAATAAACGCCTACTCCGTCAATCATTCGCCCAAGTCCACACGCAACCTACACGGCTTTATTTCGTCCGTATTTGGCGTTTTCAAGCCTAACATGAGTATTTCTACCACTCTACCACAAAAGGAGCGAAAATCGGCATATATACCGACCACAGAGGATGTTAAGCGCATCATGGAACGTGCCAAAGGAACAGACTACGAGATTCCGTTTTATCTTGGCATCTGTGGTTTAAGACGTTCCGAAATCTGCGCTTTGACATTGGACGATTTGAACGGAAATATCCTCACGATCAACAAGACAATGGTACAGGATGCAAATTTAAATTGGATCGTCCGTCCAAACACAAAAAACTCTGCGTCCACTCGGCAAATTGTCATTCCGTCTTATGTTGCCGAGCTAATCCGCACCAAAGGCGAAATTTATAATCATGCACCTGGCACTCTATTAACCACTCTCTGCAGATGGCAAGATGCTTTGGGTATTGAGCATTTTTCATTTCACAAGCTCCGACACTTCTTCGCTACCCAACTGTCAGAAAATCATATCTCCGATGCCGATATAATTGCGCTAGGCGGTTGGTCAACGGACTATGTAATGAAATCCGTCTATCGTCATGCAGAGATTCAGCGAAAGCTCGACAAGCAAAAAAAGACGATGGAAAATCTTTTCGATTCCGTCCAATAAATTATGGACAAAAACATGGACAAGATTTTTTTCTTGACAAAATCCCGAAATTGTGAAACCCGCATAAAATGGACAATTTTATGGACAAGTTTTTTAACAAAATTTTTGCCCATTTTGCTAGTTTTTTATAAATGAAAAATCCCGCAAACCCTTGAAAATAGCGGATTTACGGGATTTATCGATGAAAGCCGATGACGGGACTCGAACCCGTGGCGCACGCCCCAAAAGCCTTGATTTTACGGCGTTTTTTCGACTTATGGACAAAATTATGGACAAGATTTTGTGAAATGGACAATAAAAAAAGCCCCATTTCTACCTATTTAAAGCAATAAGTAAAAATGAGGCTTTTCCCAAAAAATAGGAGGGTTTAAGAGTATTTCGTTTTTTAGGACAACAATTCGCTCATCTTGGCATAGGATGCCGGGCCATAACTTCCATCATCGGTCAGACCGTTTGCCTTCTGCCATTTCTTCAAGGCCGCAATAGTAAGAGCACCACATGAGCCGTCAACGTCAAGGTCAGCATTGATTAAGTAATTAAGATCCTGCTGCAAGTATTTAACCTGTGTTCCCGAACTTCCTTTTTTAATAGTAGGTTTTGCAATGGTCGGCTTTGTGCTTGTGCTCGTGCTCGTTCTGCTCGTTCCGCTTACCACGGCAACAATATGTCCTTTGGTGCAAGTACAAAGAATATCGCCTGTGTAAAGCGTTGTTCCGCTTGCATACTTTCCAACGTATTCAAACAAGCCTGTTGCAACCAACTTCGCTTTAGCATTTGCGGTAGTAAAATTGCCGGGATCAGTTCCACTTGCTTCTTTTACGCAAGCACGGAGAAGTGACGAGCAATCGCATTCTGTCTTTGTCGTTGTGTCGATTCCGTAAGTAATTACTCCGAGTCGATTATATTGGTCATACCCAATACAAGCATTATTGCAAGCGGTTTTCATTCGCTCGGCAATCTTCGTAGCAATCGTGGCATCTTTTGCACGAATGATGTCCCAACCCTTTGAATGAACGTAGAATGTCTGCATGGACACTTCGCCCGCCGTATCAAATGTAGCGGAACTCTGAAGGCTATCTCCGTCAGCTCCATTACAATACTTGCCGTTCTCGTCATGCCGAGCACTTCCAATGTAAATTGCCATATTACTCGTCCTCACTTTCTGCGTTAGCGTTGTAAGATGCGGTTGAAATTCCAATCAACGCACCAATAAAGGTTTCAATGGCCGAGATGGTCAAAACAATGGCATCAATCGGAATATCCCAAGACCAAGCCTTTGTAAGCGTTACAAGAAGTACTGAACAAGCGGGAAATACAATCATTACCACCCATTTAAGCACGTCATATACCTTATCATTCATTGTTAAGTTCATTTTCATTTACCTCGCTTTCCATCATTGAATCTTCGGGCGAATCTTCTTCCGTGTTATCGGAATTCGTCTTACCTTTTGCGGTCTTTACAACCGTAATCGATGCGCCCGTGATTACTGTCCATTTCCAAAACTCAAACCATTCAGCCGTCAATGTGCTATCCAGCGCAATGACATATCCGTACTCGGCGCAAATCCATGTAAGAACGGAATCCGCAAGCGCATATAAGACAATAGCAAGAATGGCAACATATAAAACTAATTTTCTAGTTTTCATAATTCACCCCCCCCATCAAACCAAAGACGCAAGCATATATCCGACTACACCCGAAACGATAGCCGTTAAAATAGTCTTTTGGATTAATCGCCATGTGTCTGCTGGCTCTTTTTCGAGAACAGCAAGACGTGAAGATTGCTTTTCAATCTCTTTACACATCTGCTCAACGGACAATGCTAATTTTTGAATGCTTAATTGCATTTCACTAATCCTGTCCGTCCGTTCTTCCAAGTCAGATATGCGGTGCTCGGCTACCTTTATTCTGTTGTCATGTTCTGTTAAAGTCATAAGGATGTCCTCTCTTTCCATTGAGTCAATCCCCTTTCCCTTTCTTTTCTTTTTCATCTGCCACTCTCTCGATAGAATAAAATCCATCTTTGGGTGGCTCGTCAAATCTAGCTCCGCAAGCACCGCAGAATTTTTTAAAAGTTCCGTCTACGATGCTTTTGCATTCGGAGCAGAAAAATGTTTGTGTTGTTCGTGTTATAAGTTGTGCCATGTTGTCTCCTTATATAGCATATGCCATTTTATGACACCGCATTGTTAGCGGTTGATTACTCTGGCATTAGAGCACATATGCTAGATGCTATTCGTCTCATCAAAATTGATTAGTCGCTTAATGTAAGGATATATGCGTAGAAATAAGTGCCATAAGATATATCCGAGAATAGTCCCGCGACATAATACAAGGCATTTGATGTTGCATATGATGCTTTCACTATTTGTTCAATCTCAATAAATATAATCTACTGTAAAGTCGGTCACCATTATTACTTCCTGCCACGGCATAAAAATTAACATAGTATTCACCCGTAACCGATGAAACATCAAGCGTCAACGTGTACCATGAACCGCTTGCGGCACTATGTTCAGAAGTGCTTGCCACAAAAGAATTGCCTTGTGAGTTGCCGTAACCTATATAACGCCGATTTCCATTCGATGCTGGCACATTCTCCACTTGGTAGTATGTTGCGGTGATACTCGAATAATCTGTAAGGT